GGCGAACTTTCAGGCACGGTGTACCAACCGCCCCTGCGCTTCCATACATCGTAGCCCAAAATCTGCGTCAGCTGGTCGATTTCGGCACGGGTGTAAAGCCTATTCATCTTCATCATTTCTTTGCAAAATTCACGGCTTTCGCCACCCGGCTGCAAAGGTGGTGCGGTCGGGTCTAAATCGTATTTGTAACGCAATTCAATTTTAGGCACTCCCCCGCTGTCGCCAATATCCCCGCGCCCGATGTCGGTGATTTTGATTGCCCGGTTAGTCCATTCGATTTTTCCAGCATCTTGCAAAACGCGAAGAATTTTAACCACTTCCTGCTCATCTAATTTTGTGCCTTTGCTCAATTCCTGAATGTTTGCTTTCGGGTTGTCCTCAATGATTGCCAGCACTTTAAGTTCGTTGTCTGTTAATTCTTCAAATGTCATCTCTGCAAATCTTTCAGCACTTTCGCCAAATTGTGCAAAAACTTCCAAATCGGTAACTAACCATTTGGTTACCTCGTTAAATTGTGCGGCAACGGGGGCAGGGGTTACCTCTGTTAAAGGCTCAAACCCCAAGGCTTCACGGGTTTCATTTTTCGTCAAAATCCCGGCTTGATACAGCCCGATGTAATCAATGCCGATAAATTCGCTGTCCTGCGTGCTTAATTTAACGCCCGGATACACGAAATCTGCCACATATTCAAGGCATCTGTCAAGTTGTGCCTGCCTTTGGTTCACATAGGATTTATGAAACACCTCGTAGGCTTCGATTAACTCATTCCTTGCGCCCAGCTGCCCGTCTGCTTTCTGCCCCATAAGGATAGGGGGGAAGTTGTGAGCCGTGAAGATTTCATCATTGACCGCTTCGTTGAGCTGCAGGAATTGTTTGTCAAGGTCAGACGGCTGTATTTGGCTAATTTCAGCAGGCTTTTCATTGTTGTCATTGAACTGAATGATAAGCCCACCAGCATTGTCTGTACCGGTGGTGCGATCCTTAAATTTCCGTTCAAATTTCCGGGCTTGTTCCGGGGTGGGTTCGCCTTTGAAAAGTTGAACCAGCGTTCCATTTGAAAAGCCGTTGCGGATGTTGTTGTTGTGGAAGTTTGCAATCTCAACATCAATCTCAATATACTGCAACCCGTGGATATAGGGCGGCAAAGGGTAAACGCCAAGCCCTGCATCGTATTGTCTGTGATAGTAAAGTTGAACGCTAAATGGTTGCGCCTTTTCAGGGTTAAAAGCCGGGTATGTTTTTATGTCATCGGTCTTTGCTTTCTGCCAATCTAACGCATAAAAATACTCCGTGTGATCGTTCGTCCGCACCCGGCTAAAATCAAGGTGATACAACTTTGAAATTTCGCCTAATTTGTTGTAGTGAACCTCAAAACAAAAGCCATTGAACAACTCATAATCAAGTGCCAGTTTGCCTTTAAGGTCATGCAGCCCCTCGTATGGGTTAACAAAGTCCAGCATCTTCAATGCGGCTTCGTTGCCCTCAATTACGCACTCGCTTCCGGTAACAAATCGGGCTTTCTGTTTCAGGATAGCCCCGTGTTTCGGGCTGCGTTTGTAGAATTCAAGCAGGGTTTCAGGAAAATCGTTCTTTTCCCCATAGGTGATAAACCCCTTTTGCTTCTGCTCTTTGAATTTTGGCAGCTTGCTTTCTGCGAAATTTATCTTTAAAATTTCAAAACTCATCCGATGTGGTGCTGTTTAATGGTTGTATTGACTTCGTTGTCGTTAAATACCCCGTGTGAGGTTTGGCAGTAAGCAACCCCCCGGTCGATTTCTTCGTTGGCAAGGTCGGGGTCAGTATTTGTAGGGCTTGTTTGGGCGAATAAACGCCAATAATGCGTGCCTATTGCTAGCGTCTTTTGTGCGGTGCTGCCCTCTGTAAAGGTAAATTCCTGATACCTTGCCGGGTGTGTGCTGCTGTCTGCAACGATAAACGCCTTTTGTTCCTGCGTTGTTTGGCTGTCAAACACCAACAGATAAACGGGCGAAGTGATTGTAACCTTTTCGCGCCCGGTAATTATCAGGGTGTTGGATGCAGCCTTTGTGATGTATAGCACATCTATAAATGTACCAAAAATAAAGCGGAACAAATTACCCTAACTCTGTTACAAATTTCCGGTAAAACTACCCCTGCTATGTAACAAAAAAGGCCACCCAAACGGATGACCTCTTTTGCTGAAAGATTGGAGGGATTTTAGGAAATGCCCAGCGAAGTTACAACTCCGCTTTGAACTTTCAAAGGTAAATCGGTTTCTTTGTGCAAAAAGTTAAGCACATGACCTTTGAAATCGCCAAACGCTTGACCGAAGTTTGTCTCCGATTGGTTCAGTTGGACACCATAATCACCGCCAAGCAGCCAGTAATTATCTTCCGCATCTTTTACAATGAGAAGCATTCTGTTCTGTGCCAGCAGCTTAATTTCGTTGCGCTGTGCGGTGGTTACTTTGTGCAAACGGGCGTTTACTTCTGCTTCGTAGAAAACAGTTCCGTTTTCGGTTGAAGGGATAGTGCGCCAAGTCATTGCGGTGGTTTCTTTTTCCAATTCGTACTTGAAATAAGATTTGCCGCCTGACAAGGTGTGGGCAGAAACTTCACCGCTTGATTTGGTGAGAGTAGATTTAGCGTCGAATTCGATTAAGTAAATTGACTTAATCCCGGCGCTTTGGGTCTTACAATCTAATGTGAACCCGGTGGATAATATGCAAGGCATCTGTTTTTTAAATTAAAAGGGGGATGGGTGACCCCACCCCCCGGGTTTGACTTTTTTATTTAACGATTATGGAAGTTTAAAATAAACAACTTCCTCAGGGTACGCAATCTGCGTTCCGTACTTCATTGTAGCGCGGAAGCGAACCTCGTCATTGTCCTGAGAATACCACATTTTCCAGTCTTCTTCTTCGTTCATCATGTCAGTACCGATGAAGAAGTTAGACCAGCGACCAGCAACGATTTTGTTTGTGCCGTTCATTCCGTTCAATCCGTAGATTTTAATTCCGGTCAAAGGATCAACGATTTCCAAAGGTGCGCTTTCGTTGGCAGCGTAGTGGAACAAGTTAGCGGTCAACAACCATGATTTGTAAACGCGGAAGGTATCAGTACCCATAGCGATAAACAAGTCGGTTTTGTCAAGGATAGCGGAAGGAAGCAGGCTGTAAATCTTTGCAATCGCGTCATCAATGTTTGAAGAAGTTAAAGAAGTCAGCTGTGTGTAACCGCCACCGGTTGCAGGGTTGCCCTCAATAGGGTCGCCAGCACCACCAAATCCGAGGTCGCCCAAAATGGTCAGGAAGCCGTCAAAGAAACCGCTGTTGCCTGAACCGCCAGTTGCGTCACCCTGCCAAATAGCAGTTTCAAGGGCTTCGGCAATTTTAGCAGCTTTTTCGTTTCCGATTTGCTCTTGGAATACTCCCAAATCTACGGGGCTACCAGCAGCCAAACCGATTTGAGTGTATTTGGTTTCAAGAGTTTTAGGGCAAAGGGTTTCTTCAACCTTGATTTTGCCAACGGTGATTGTGCGCTTGGTGATGGTAGTTGAACCGCTTGCGGTGTAACCACAACCATCAGTTTGGAAGTACACATCGGAGTACAACAAGGGCAGAATTTCTGCGCTTTTTACTCCGGGAACAACTTGTCCAGCACCCTGCAACAAAGATGCAGTTTTACCGCTGAACATTGATTTTACGAGTAGGTCGGTTTTTACCTCTTTGGTGTAGTCGGTAAGACCTGAAACAACGAATGCCATTTTATTTAATTATTTTTTAAGGTTTTTGAATGCGGATGCGAAGCCAGCCAACGCTTCATTCTTTTCAACTTTGGTATGTCCAAAGGGCTTTTCTGCGGGTGCAGGAGTTTGATTGCTGAATTTCTCAAATACGGCAAATGTTTCTTCAACTTTACCCAGCATTGAAATCAGGGTTTTTTCAAGGTTTGCCATCCTTTCTTCTACGCTTGCGCGGTAGGTTTCAAAGGTTTCAATGGTTGCAAATTCAGCAGGCTTTTCTTCTTCTTTCTTGCCAGCTTCAACTTCCATTTCCTTTTCTTCGATGCTCACGATTACGCCATCTTGGGTGCTGATTAACAGACCGCTGTCGGTTTCGTGAACTCCGTCAGGTGCAGGAACTTCACCTTCGGGTGTAACTACGATAAGGGGCGCACCTTCCATTGGTGCATCACCTTCGTACTTAATAACTGTGCCGTCAACAAGGGTGAGTTCGCCAAACTTGGCAGGATCACTGCTGAAACGCATTTTGATTTCTTCGCCCAAAGCGGCAAACGCCCCTTTTAAGTCAGCGATTTCTTTCTGAATGTTCATTTGATTTAAATATTATTTTTTGAAATTTGGTGCAAAATTGTCTTGATGCTATGGGTAAGGGCGCGGAGTTCTTGGGCGATTGTACCCTCGTATTCGATGTCAAACATTCCCTCAACTGAAAAACCTTTCCATTCCCCGGCTTTGACTTTTTCCCATATCTGGTCATTGTCAACTAAATAGGACACGAACATTGAACCGTCCTCTGCATCTTCAAAACCGATTGGGGGATTGATACCGCGTTCCCGATTGACAAAGTACATTTCAATCATGTGAACGCCCTCGTTTACCGGTGTGGTGTGGTCGGTGTTTACTGCTGAATAACTGCCCTTTCGCGCAATCTTTTTGGCAATCGTCCAAATGGTGTCCGCATCAAATGTTACATAGTACTCGCCCCGGGTGTCATCGTGTCGGTAAATGGGTTTGTTTGCCAGCATTGCAGCCCCGGTGATTATGCGCTTTTCTTCGCTTTGAACTGCATAGGTCATGCGCTGCTCGTTGAACATTAAAAAGTCCTTTTTTATCGCAGGCTTTTCAACAAGGCTCACGAACTCAACGCCCGTTTCATCGTCTTCATTGACGACTATCCGGTAAATTGGTAACTCATTCATCACTTGTAAATGTACTTCCTTAAACTACGGATACATTTCGCACCCTGCGGACACGGGTTTGCGTTTTGGTGATGTCGCCTTCAAGCACATAAACCTTACCCATGCCTGCGAACTGCCCTGCTTCGGTATCGGGCAGAGTGCCACCCGTGAGTGGGGTTGTTTGTGGGGCGTTTGGTGTGGCTGGTTTGTTGCCGCCACCGCCTGCTGCTCCCCCGCCTTTTAGGATTTGTCTTGCCCTTGCTGCATTACTCAAAATAATTGCCACGAATGAAGCGTATTTTGCCACGCCGGCAAGTCCACCCGTAACCGCATTGTCAGGTGATGCGGGGCTGAATGCTGTTGCCGATGCGTTTGACAAGGCAATGGCTGTATCGGTTGCTATTTGTGCAAGTGCAAACGCCTTTTGTGTTTTTTCATTTTCCCCTGCAAGGTCGGCCAACGAACCCAAAACGGATGACACGCTGCTTAAAGTGTCCATTCTCATTTGACGCTTTGCCGCTTCGGTTGCCTTTGTGGCTTCTTCTTCGCGCTGTGCGATTTCCTGCCGCTTTTGAGCAAGTGCCAGTTCAATGTCGAATATCTCCTGCGAACCTGCCGCCGTGTAATCTCTTGCCGTGGTCAGTTGCCTTTGTAATCTTTCTAATTCCAGCGCGTCAAATTCAGCAGCGGTCGCTCCTCTTTTTTGTAAGTCTAAACGCCTTGTCGCAAATGCATTTTCTATGGCTGCTTTTTCGTCTGCAAATTCCTTTTCTGTTGCGGCCTTGAAATCGTCGTCGCGCTTTTTCTTTATTGCCAGTTCTTTTTCAGCCTGCGCCTTTTGCTTTGCCAATACCTCCGCGTTATAGTCATCGGTAATTTTCTGCATCGTGGCGTCATGCTTTATTTTGATTTGTTCAAGTGTCCAGCCCTTGTATTGCTCCCCTTTTATTTCCTCTGCCCATGCCATTTCCGCGGCCTTCAATCTCTCTTCAAGACTTTTGGCTTGTAATTGTGCTATTTCGATTTGCGCTTTGCGTTGGTTTTCTGCCAATTTATTTGCCGCTTCTGCGCCTGCCTTTGCCGCTTCAATGTCTTGGTTTCGCATTTCCAACAGAATGCCGTCGCGCTTGCTGACAAGTTCGTTCAGTTTCTTTTCACTTTCGGCAATGGTTTTGTCACCCTCTTTTGCAACTTCTTCGGGATTGAACAGAAATTTCGCTGCGCCCTCTGAAAAGCTGTCAATCATTTTTGTGATTTCTGCATTGATGCTGAAGGTGGTTATTTTGCCAAATCCCAACGCTTCACTTGCTGCATTTGCAGCCGAAATAAGCATATCAATCGGAACAGCCAACAAGCGAACACCTAACGCCCCAACCTCTGATGCCCCGCGAATGATTTGAACGGTGATGTCTTTGTTACGCTTTGCCGCTGCCACCTCTAAATCACGGGTAATTTTGGCGTTTTTGACTACAACTTTTGCCTTCTCAACTTCGGTGTTCAGCTGATTGACCTTCATCTTTTGGATGTCGCGTTCGCTTTTGCCTTGTAGTTTCAGCGAGTTTTCAGACAATTCCAGCGTTTCAAATTTCTTTTCCTCGGCTGCAAGGTTCTTTTCGGCTAACTCATTCAACTTCTTTTGCTCTGCTGTTACCCCACCAACTGCTCCCTTGATGTCATCCCAATAGGCTACAACCGTACCCAACGCCACCAACAGCAAACCAATACCCGTTGCCGCAATAGCCCCGCGAATGCCCTTGAAGCCTTGAATAGTGGTTTGCACAAACCCCTTCATGCCTTTTGACATATCCATTATGCCTTGAACGCCCTCTGCGAATGCGGTTGCGCCCTGCACCTTGGCAAGTATTTTTGTGGCGTTTTCGCCCTCAATGCCAAATA